CAGCAGGGGCTGCTCCGCGAACTGTTAGGCGTTGCGTCGGCTCTCCGCGAGTCAGAAAGTCTTGGTCGCATGACCGTCTACGACGAACCCACCTTCAAGAACGGTAGGGTCCGTGGTGGCTTGGCAGCCATCAGCGTAGTGCGACCAGGGGAGTTGGAGGATCTCCAAGACCTGCTACGGGAACGAGCTTACTCTCACGAGGGCTCCATTCCAAGGCTCAATGCCCAAGTCGAGGCAGTGCTCGAACCGTTCAAGGTTCGAACCATCTCGAAGGGGCAAGGCCTGGAATATTATCTCGCTAAGCCGGTCCAGAAGATTCTCCATTCATGTATGAGGAAGATGGAGCCTTTCAGCCTCATCGGCCGACCTTTCGATCCGACTGATCTTTTAGACGTGTATGCCGCGCAGAAGAAGTTTGGCGACCCCCAGAACGAATTCTGGTTGTCGATAGACTACTCTGCAGCGACAGACGGTCTCTCAGCGTCGCTCTCCCAGGATATCTTATTCAGCTTGCTGAACGAGGTCTCCACGGGGGCGTTTGCCGAGACTGGGTCCAAGAGCGTTCTGCACCTTTTGCTAGGTGTTCTCGCTCCACATCGCATCTTCTATCCAGAAGTCGCGGGTGTCCAATTGGATCCAGTTGATCAATTGAATGGTCAGCTGATGGGCTCCATCCTTTCCTTCCCAATCTTGTGCCTTGCGAACCTTGGTCTGTACTTGACCGTTCGCAAGCGCCTTAGACCAGATGCGTCCCTGAAAGATCTGCTGTCCGCCGTTAGGATCAACGGTGATGACATGCTCTACATAGGGACGGAGGCCGAGTGGGAGCTCCACAAGGAGCTCGGTCGCAAAGTGGGTCTGGAGATGAGCCCTGGAAAGGCTTATATCCATTCTCGTTATGCGAACATCAACTCGGTTTCAGTCGTCATGGACTTACGGGAGGCAAACCCTACCCCAGAAATCATTCCCTTCTTGAACGTTGGCCTTATGGTTGGAAACCACAAGGTCCTCGGACGAGTCGGGGGAGATAATGAGGATATCGAGACTCATCCTTACTGCTCCGTTATCAACGAAGTAGTCAGGGGAGCCTGGAAGGGCAAGCAGCCGGATGTGTTTAAGCAATACATCGCCATGCATCGACATGAAATTAGGTCAGAGGCGAGGGGAAGGAACCTCTTTCTCCCCATTTCACTTGGTGGCTTCGGCATTACCACGATTCAGG